GGCTTGATTATTATGTTGTATACGTGTTGTGCGTGTGTGTCTTGACTTCTCTGCGTCTCGTTTTTTGGTTGTTGCCGTGGGTTGTGTTCATGTTTCTGTTTTTTTTCTTTTATGCAAAAGCGAACTAACACAACTAACTAACAACAAACAAACTAACAAGTCTTATCTTTCTCCCATGTCCACTCACCGCCAGCTCCACTCTGTTGAGAATCTCAACAGGAAGTTGCGAGCTGGTGGTGACCGGCAAGTACTAGTCAGCGAGGATCACGCTGAGTACACGTCGCTAGACATTGGTGAGAGGGCCACAGTCATCCCCGACCGCCCGTTTGATTTCGTAGTGCCGCACAGGCTCGACGAATACACTTTCGACCCTGCGAATGTTGACGACCCTGTCAACATCCTGGGGCCCGTCTTGGAAGGCAACATCCCAGTTGTCACCAGCCAAGATCCTGTTTCACTGCTGGCCGCCTTCAACAAGCGCAGCAACACGATGAAGCAGGGTCCCCAGCACAAGATGGGTTCTCGAGAGTTACGGATGGCAGTCGATACGATAAACAAGTTACCTGAACTCTTTGAACCTTGGGTCGAGAACGACCTGGATCGGGAGCGGTGGCTTGCTAAGTTCGACGAGCCTAAACGGCGCCGTATGATGGATGCGTGGTACCATATTGCCGACGTTGACAAACGCGACATTAGAAACAAGACTCTCATGGTCAAAATCGAAACACTACTCAAACGCGAGGACCCGTCATGGGCGCCCCGCGTGATCTACATCGGAAGCGATGCCCACAACGCTCTAACCGGCCCAGCAATGATGGTCGCTATGGAACGATTGTGCGCTTTGTTGGACACAGACGAAGGCGGTGCGCGCCTTGGTCCCGCCGACATCCGCTTTGCTTACAAGAAAGACGATGTTTTCTTATGTTCCCACCTGTCTGCTGATCCAAAATGTCAGACGGTGGTTGAGGGTGATTACAGTGCCAATGACCGAGAGCAGGTAAGAGAAGTCGGAGAAGTCATCATCGATGCCTTTCTTAAGAAATTGAACTTCGATCCATACACACGCTTGTGGATGCAAGAAGCCAACGAGGAGTATGATGTATATGGGTGGTCGGCCGGAATCAAAGCCACACTCAAATACCAACTCCCAACCGGCACGACTGCGACCACATTCCGCAACTCAGCATTCAATGCTGTGATGTTTTCTGTTGCCATGCAACAACAATCAGTCACGAACGCCAGAGCGGTCATCCTCGGCGACGATTTGGCTGGTGTATTGCAACAGAACATAAGCATCAAAGAGTGGGAAAACTGCGTTGCCAGGTTTGAGATGAAGTTGAAAGGCAACAAGCACATCGAGTTCAACGGTGCTTTAACTTTTCTCTCCAGACGTCTTGTTTCATGTACTCCAACCCCATGTCTTGTCCCCAAAATCGGCAAGACACTCGCACGCTTCAATACTAGAGCTTGCAAGAACCCCTCCGTTTCGAATGACGTTTATATGGCTGGCAAGGCTTTAGCCCACGCCTATGAATATCGCCATGCCCCATT